GGTAAACCCAGCATGGGACAAGGCCAAGGCATTGGAAACCCTTGGCATTACCGAAGTTGGCTTTGATAGCGTAAACGGGAATTCTCAGGGTTACGCGCAGGGTAAGAATATCGCCATTAACCCAGTTGCAGCATTGCCCCATAAAACACGGTTTCACGAATTGGCGCATGTAGTTCTTGGGCATACGTTAGAAAACGCAATGCACGATAACGAATTTACGCCGCGCGATATTCGCGAAGTTGAAGCCGAATCAGTGGCCTATATTTTGTGTTCAGTATTGGAGTTACCCGGTTTGATTGAATCACGCGGCTACATTCAAGGCTGGCTATCCGGCGGTGAAATTACCGATAAATCGGCCCAACGCATATTCGGTGCCGCCGATAAGATTCTAAAGGCCGGGCAGTAATGTATTCTTATAACCCAGTGACAGTGGGTTATAGGGCTTGCATTGTGCAGCCATTTAACTTATTGGAGTAAATATGAAAACAGCCGGATTATTTTACTTTGCGGACGAACCACAATTCTCAACTACTGCAACACGCCAATACTTGGCGCATTACCTGCGCGCGTGCCGTAATTCACGCGGAAATCTTAACTGCAAGCGTTATGACGTCAAGCGTATTGGGTTCGGACGTTACACGGTCCAACTGCGCTACACGGGTTCGCCATTGGCCGTTATCGTTACACACTAAGGGGTTCACTATGTCATTAGCACTTGATAAGACACTGCAAGAATTTTGCGATAAGCACGATATAAACGAGTACGGCATGTTTTACATGGTTACCATGCCGGGCGGTTACTCATTCATTACTCAGGACGTTGAATTGTCTAATCGTATGCTACGCGAACACGGCGCACAAACCCGCCATATCATTGAACTAGGAGAGTAAGACCATGCGCCAACACTACACCCCCGCCCGCCAAGCCCGCCCTGTGGCCGATATAGCCTTTGCAGTGGCTATCGGCTTGGCACTGGCCCTAGTGCTATTTTTTAACTTATGAGGTGAACCCTATGAAAGTTACTGCAACACTGCACAATTTAACGGACAATTTTTATTCTGAACTGATAGGCATGGAACCCCGCGAAGTTCACGATTACATAAACCGTTTGAAAAATGACCTGCCCCACTGTATCAAAATGAAAGTGGGAAATGGACAATTCCGTGACGCCGTAGAACTAAACGCTATGCGCCGTGACCCGTGCGCTATCAGCTTCAAGCTGGAACCACGGCGCGGCTACAAGCTCGCCACGTTTGAATTTACCAAGGGGGCAGCATGAACAATTACGCAATGGAAAAATGGATTCACGATTATTGCAGGGCAAAGCGTGAGGCGCGCTATTGGGCGCGTATAGCCATAGCCAACAAAAAAGACGGGCTAGACTGGCATGATGCCGCTAAAAACGCCCATGCCTCACTTTCTTACGCACTATTGATAAGTTAATGATTTTTGTCGTTAACTTGTCGTTAACTAGGAGAATTAAATTATGCACAACATTGAAAAATCCATTTTTCGCCGGGGCGAATACGTGGGCTATGGCGCTGGGGTTTGGCGCATTGTGCGCGGCGCTGGGCAGTGGCTTGCCTATGACAGCTCGCACAATCGACCTATGTTACGCGCCGACACACTACGCAAATTGTCGGCACTGCTAGAAACCCAGCGCGCGCCGTTTGAATCCACAATTTTGGAAGTAACAACATGAAAACGAACGAACTAACCGGCGCTGCCCTTGACTGGGCGGTGGCTAAGTGTGACGGCAACGAGATAAAAATCCGCAAGGGGTATTTATGGATTCCGACAGAATGTTACTCAACCGACTGGTCACAAGGCGGGCCGATTATTGAGCGGGAGCGTCTGAACATTGTGCCTACTAGCGTTGGCTGGGAAGCCTACCCTGACTATGGCATGAGCGACGAACTGTTTGAAGTTGGCCCAACACCACTAATCGCAGCCATGCGCTGCTACGTGGCAAGCAAGCTGGGTGATGAAGTAGATATACCAAAGGAGTTGACATGCTAATAGATAGCGAATATGACCCCGGCGAAAACGACCGGGAAGATCCAGACCTGCCCGACGATTACGAACCTGAAGAGGATTACTACCCTAGGGGGCTATATGGAAACTGACAACATCGACGACATCGACGGCAAAATTGAGCACCTTATGCTTACCTATCATTGGAGCCGCCAAGAGGCGATGGAGTGGCTTTATTACGAACCATACGACCCGGCTGACTGGATCAATAGCCAATGGGAAGAACCATGCTCATTGCCGCCGTATTAGCGGCCCTTATAGCCCTATTGTTGAACCTGTAACCCTAACCCCTAGCCCGACTAACCCTCGGGCTTTTTTACGCCCTCAATCTGCGCCTTAGCATCATCAAACCCCCGCCCTATGATGACGGTATGACCTATGCCCTCAAGGTAAGCTATCCACTCCCGCTGTACTGGTGACACCACGCCGCCCGTGGCCTTTTTCATCTCCACCCAAAGCCCCCACGCGGGTACATGCAAATCAGGCACTCCCGCAGTCACCCCCTCGGCCTTCAAGCTGGCGCCCTGGGCCATGCTACGGCCCCCGCCGTTGGGGATTGCAAGGATTCGCGTATCAGGGTACTTGCGCCTGAACCACGACACCAGGCGTACTTGCTCTAAATGCTCGCTCGGCGCGGTCAAAATGGGAGCGCCCATTCCCACAGTGAGCACCCGCCTGGCTCGCTCGCAAAATCAGCGGGTGGCTCGTCCTGAAACTCGGCACAGACCCCTTGGTCGCTGTAATGGTCGCAGGTATGGCAAACCCTTGGTGGCTCGGCTCTCGCGGTGGCGCGGTATAGGGTGACGATCTCGGGTTCTGGGTGTCTCATGTCCATGTCCTTTTTAGTACGGTGAAAAACTTACCTTCTCGCTTGAATTCTATGGCCGCCGGTGGCTGGCCCTCGGTTAGCTGCTGGGCCATCTCGTGTAGTTCGGCGGTGCCGTAGTCCAGCACCACGCCTGCCTTATGGGCCACCTCGGCCAATAGCCTGCGCGATTTCTCGCCTGCATATCCGTCATGGGTGACGGCCAGATACTCGGTCACTGGTGCGTCACTAAGCCCGCCATAGTAGGTGAGGGAGAGCATCTCCTTGCCACTGGCTCGGCTGATATGCTTGCGCCACGTCCAAGCGGTGACCTCCATGTCCACGCCCTCCACGCCCATAATGTCCAAGTTGGACAATTTGAGCGCTGGCTTCACCGGCTCGGGAAACTCGGCCCCGCAGGCTGGGCACACCCTGACACTTAGGGCGCATATTTCTTGGCAGTGGTCGCAGACCTTCACCGGCGCCTCGCCTATCTTGTCACCCTTTTTGGGTGGTGGCCGCACGGCGGTGATGGGGCCATGCTGCTCCACCACGCCCGCAAAGTCCAACACCATGCAATCCGCTTTGCCATCTGCTATCCGCAGGCCACGCCCTGCCATCTGTACATAAAGCCCCGGTGACATCGTTGGGCGCAGCATGGCTATCAGGTCGATCATGGGCGCGTCAAAGCCGGTGGTTAGTACATTGGCGTTTGTCAGGGCTCGGATGGTGCCCGCCTTGAACTCTCGCAAGATACGGTCACGCTCTAGCCCCGGCGTGTCGCCGGTCACGCAAGCGGCAACAATGCCCTGCTCAATCAGCGCCTCTTTTATGTGGTGGGCATGGGCTACACCGGCGCAGAAAATTAGCCATGATTTGCGGCCTGCGGCCAAATTTATTACTTCCTGCACTACCTTGGCATTCTTGTCACTGGTGTCTACCTTGGCCTGTAGCTCGGCCTCGATGTACTCCCCGCCACGTTTATGCACCCCGTCCACTTCCAATTTGATGGCCGTCAGTTTGCTGCGAAGGGTGGACAAAAATCCCTTAAAAATTAGCTCCTCAATGCTTACCGGCTCAATCAGCGCGTCAAAGATGGCTGGCTTGTCGGTAATGTAGCCATGCCCTAGCCGGTAAGGGCTTGCCGTCAGGCCAATGATCCGCAGGTTGCCATTGATAGCCCGCAGGTCAGCCAACAGGGTTCGGTAGCCCCCCTCGTCCTTATGGCTCACTAGATGGGCTTCGTCAATAATGACTAGATCAACGTGGCCGATCTGCTTTGCCTTGGTTCGCACCGACTGAATGCCTGCAAAGGTAATCGGCTCGCCTAAGTCCTTGCGGTTTAGACCGGCACTGTAAATGCCAAGCGGGCAGTTAGGCCAGTGCTGGCGCATTTTCTCGGCATTCTGAGCGATTAGCTCCTTCACATGGGTCAGCATGAGAATGCGAGTTTCCGGCCATGATTGCAGCGCGTCCTTACACACTGCCGCAATGATGTGGCTCTTGCCTGAACCCGTGGGCAGCACTAGGCAGGGATTGCCCTCATTGCCTGCGCCGAACCACTCATAGAGTTGGTCAATGGTGCGTTGTTGGTATTCACGGAGCATCACGCCACCACCCTCGCATCAAACTCACCCCTGATTTTATTTACAGTAGGGTCGCTGCAAGCCGCAGCATTGGCAAGTAGCTCTTTGCTGGTGTAGACGCCCTCGCCTGGCTCACCATTAGCCAAGCCTAGGCCATTGATCTCATAGACTGCCACCCAATCGGTGGGGCTCTCTAAGCGCTTCCAGGGCACCAAGTCAGGGTGCAGGACGTGAGCTTCGCAGCCGGTGTACTGCGACTCGGTGGGAATGATGTCGTCCCACTTGGCGCAATGCCAAGTGCTATCACTTAGCGGCGTTGCATTGGCGCAGGTACGGCAGTTGACCTGCTTAGTGGTCTTGCTACCGTGGCAGAAATCATGCCCTGCGCACATCTTGCATTCAAACCATGTGGGGTCGGTGCTGATAGGTGGCGGAAGGCGGTCGGTCAGGGTTAGGCGTTGGCCCTTGGCGATGGCCTTCTCGGCATGGTCGCGGTCATACTCTAGGCGCTCGGTGTAGATGCGGTCATCGTCCTTGCAGACCGCAATGTAAAGCGCACGTTTCAGGTCGGTGCCGTGCATGTACACCTGGCACTGGGTGAAGTGCATGGGCTTGCTCTTGGCTACGCCATGCTTTTCTAAGTCATTGAACGACTTGAGACTGTGGGTTTTAAATTCCAGCACATGCTCAGTCTTGGCCGCACCGGGTACGCCCTTGCCAATACCGTCCAAGCTCCCCGACACATGGCTACCGAAGTCTACCCGGCGCTGGGTGCCGCTTACGGTCATGCCAATAGAGCGCAGGTCACTGATGATGGTGGCCTCCTCGTTAAAGCCACGCCGAAAAAGACGAAGAATCCGTCCCTTGAACGGCTCTTGTACTGCCCAGCGAAACGAAAGCCACAGCCAGCGCTCGCAGTGGTGGCCCAGCATTGAGCAACCAAGATGCGCCCGTGGCCTCTCTAGCCGCGCTTCATGGGCTTGGTCGATTAACGAAGTTATGGTAATCTCTGGCTCAGGTATTTTCATGTGTTCTTCTCCTTCAAGGCGGCTTCGACCAAAGCCATCACGTCGCCACGATCATCGCGCTCAGTCATTCGGATGATTTCGTTTTTGTCCTCATCCGTCAGTTCTACCCACGGGCGCTTTGGTGGGGTGGTGTAGAGTGGTGTCCATGCATAGCCTTTCCATTTGACAAGGGAGCCGACTTGTCCTGGTGTCGGCGGGTTGTTTTGAAATGTTTTGTGCCCGTTGTCTTTAACATCCTCAAACATCCACGCCACCGGCTCCTGCACTAGCAGGGGTGGCTGTGCCAAGGCCATGCCGCCCACAACATCAATCAGCCGTTTGATTTCAGCCACAAGCGCGTGTGTTGTCTCCCTGTCTACAGGAATAAGTGCTGCGGGAAATAGCCATTCTTCTTTCATGCGTCCCCCCGTGCTTTGATTACTGCGCGGACGCGCTCTCCAAGTTCTTCCGCATCTCCCCATGTAACCAAACATCCCTCACGCATGATGACCGTCCAATTTTCTGCCTTAAGCGCCTCACGCTCATCAGCGCGGATGAGGGCGGCGTACTTTTCTTTGTCAAAAGTCACACGGTCAAAGCCACGATCAACACCGTACTCAATAGTAGTAGCTTGTTCTGCAAGCTTTTTGTCTCGTTCGTTCATGGCTTGGCTCCTATGTTGTGGGCGGCTTCGATTTCGCTGCCAAAATCGCATCAGCCATTTTCCGTCCAAGCGACATTAAGCGATTGATGTACGACTCAGCGGCCTCATCTTCTTTGATGTATCGCTCTGCAAGATCGCGCAGCGAATCACCCCTAGGCACCGGCTCCTGCTCTGGCTGCGACACGTACACCGGCTTACCTTCGTGGTAAGTTTTCACTGCGCGGTAGTCTGGCTGTGCCAATGCTTCTGCTCTGTGCGCTCTGCCTTGCCAGTAATGCACATCACACAAGCCACCTTGGTCGATCCCCTCGGCATACAAGTTGAAGGCATGGCTACCACATTTAATGCATTTTTTCATGTGTTCTTCTCCTTGGTTGGTGATTGACCCCGCTCTAATCAACGGGGTCTTTTTTTGCTTACTTA